GTTAAAATCATAACTGTAAACGAGGGGATATGCGCAAGTGCAGGTACTCAAATATTTATGGTTGGAGATGAGCGTATCAGTTATACGTCTTTATTCATGATTCACAACCCAGCTCAATTCGTGTTTGGCATGATGGAGGCCGCAGATATGGAGCGTGAAAAAAATGCGCTACAGGTTTGCAAGGATACGATCCTAATAACCTATCAGGCAACTGGATTGGATGAACCAACATTGAGAGCGATGCTAGATGCAGAAACATGGTTGACGCCATCATTATGTGTTCAATTGGGATTCGCTACAGAAGACCGTTCTGATCCGAATAAAAAGGCTAATGTTTTAGAGACTGCGGTTAAGGGGTTAGATAAGGCTTCTCCTGAGAACAGGATTTACGCAAATAAGTTTTTCAATACCATAAAAGTAAACAAAAATAATACAGATATGAGTGACGTAAAAGAAACGTTAAAAAAACAATGACAGAAAAGAAAGCAGAAAAAATATTCAAAAAAATAAACAGTGAAATAATCAAAGCACAAAAAGAAAAGGCTGCAGAAAAACGCCTGATTGAAAAACAAAAATCACCAGATTACGCGGCCGCTATTCATCGACGAACTCCGCGGCCGGTTATATGCGTCGAGACTGGCATTGTATATCCACACGCTTATAGTGCTGCAGAAAAACTCGGTATTGAGCGCGTTAACATTTCGCAGGTGTGCAACCCGAATTCATATAAAAAACACGCTGGCGGATTTCGATGGCGCTACGCGACTGCGGAAGAATCAGAACAAATAAGGGCGTCAGCATCATGATCGTTAACAAAATAACATTTGCAGGAATAGCAGGCGTCGGAAAATCCAGCGTTACCTTGTCGGTTCAGCGAGGGAATCTGGTCGCGACCTCCGACGGGTTTATCGACACAGAGAACCCGGTAAACGCGGCATACCTTGAAAAGCGAAAAGGAAAAACGGACAACAGCAAGGCGGTTCCTGCCAAAGAGAAAAGGAAGCCGCGAAAATCTGCGGAGCTTGGCGGGGACAAATTGCGAGCGAAGGCCGCGAAAGCCGTCTCGACAAGGCTCGAAACCCTGGACGGCGTCGACCTGCCGGTTGACGATTTGCCGGACGTAGGATTCGACGAGCCGGACGCGATGGACAAGCTGTCTGTCGACATTCGGCTCAAGACCGCGCAGGCGAGGCGTCACGAGCTGAAATTCGAGCAGGACAAGGGAAACCTGATTCCCGTCGAATCTGTCGAACGAGCCGCGGCGAAAGTAGGATCCGAAATAAAAATCAGGTTGCAGGACTTGCCGAGGCGAATCGCGCCGCGCATTTTGGCAATGGCCAGGTCCGGGGCTGACGACAAGGAAGTCCAGACCGCGCTCGAGCGGGAGATTGACGATGGCATCGAGGGGATCCGCGCGGCTCTGGGGGTATCAATTGGCTAAACTGTACAGCGAGGCTGAAATCGAGGCCGAGGACAAGAAGGCCGAATTGATTTTTGCGAGCAGGCTTCCGAAGCCTCGGGCGAAAATGCTCGTTTCAGAATGGGCGGAAAAATACCGGATACTGCCGCAGGGCCTCACGAGCCGCCCCGGACCGTTCAGGTTTTCGGAAGCGGAGCCGATGCGCGAGATCGCCGACTGTCTTTCGGAATCGTCGAGCGTGCGCGAGGTCGTGCTGATGAAGGGCAGCCAGCTCGGCGGAACCGTCGCGGTCATGGAAAACTTTGTCGGCTACACAATCGCAGTTTGTCCCGGGCCGACCCTTGCGATCACCGGCGACAAGGAAATGGCCGACATGTGGATGGAAAAGCGAGTCGACCCGATGATCGAATCGGCAGGGTTGCGGCATCTTATTTTTTCGCAGGTAGCAAAGAAAAACAACCGGGACACCGGAGACACGAAGGACTCGAAATCCTTCCCTGGCGGATTCATTGTTTCGATCGGTCCGAACAGTGGATCAAAGCTCCGCTCGAACGCGATCCAGTTTTTGTTACTTGACGAGGAAGATGCTTACCCTCAAGAAGTCGGCGACGAAGGCGATCCGATCGCGCTGGCCATGAGGCGAACGGACACGTTCGAGACGAGCCGGAAAATTTTGCACATTTCTACGCCGCTTATAAAAGGCACAAGCCGAATAGAAGCGGCATACCTTGCAGGCGACCAGCGAAAATATTTCGTCCCGTGTAAAAAGTGTGGAGAATTTCAAACGCTCGACTGGAAGCGTATCGGCTGGACGACTGACGACGCGGGAAAGCTCGAATGGGACAGCGTCCATTACCAGTGTGTTTCTTGTGGAGAAAAATGGACGAACGCCGACAAGGCGGTTTTTCTGCCGCGCGGAGAATGGCGGCCGACAGCGAAAAGCTCGAAACGGAATTACCGGTCGTATCACCTGTCAAGCCTGTACTCGTCACTCGGCGCCCGCTCGTGGGAATCAATTGTCGAGGAATGGGTGCTCATGAAAGACGACAGAGCGAAGCGGAAAACATTTATAAACACGGTACTCGGGGAGACATGGGAAGAACGCGGAGACGCTCCGCGCTGGGAGCGCATCATGCTCCGCCGCGCCGGGTACAATTCCGGAACGCTGCCGGAAAACTCGCACGTACTTATTCTCACACTGGGCGCTGACGTCCAAAAAGATCGCATCGAATACGAGGTAACGGCATGGGCCGCAGGCAAGCGGAGCTTTTCCGTAGCGTATGGGGCGATATACGGGGACACGTCCGATATCAATTCGAGCGCATGGAAAGGCCTTGCCGACGTTCTCGTTTCCGAATATTCGGGAATGGGTATAAAAATGGCGCTGATCGACTGCGGATTCAACACAACGCAGGTTTACCAGTTCTGCGAAAACTACACTTCCGGCGTTTTTCCCGTCATGTCGGAGCCGTTCAACTCGACGTCTAAGAACATTTTTAACATACGGCCGGTTCCAGGATACGCGACCAGCCGGGTGAACATCCAGTCCGGGCAGCTCAAAAGCGAGCTTTACGGGTATCTGTTCCGGTCAGACCTTGACGACGACGGGAGGCTTCCGGACGGGTATTGCGTTTTCCCGGAGGACTACGGCGAGGAGTATTTCAAGCAGCTCACCGCAGAATCGTTCACGCCGACAAAAATGAAGTCAGGAGCCGTCCGCTGGGAGTGGAAAAAGAACCGGGAAAGGAACGAGGCGCTCGACTGCAGGGTGTACTCGATGGCGGCCCTCTACGTTCTCGCTTCGACAGTTCAGGACGAAATAAGCCCCGACGAGCCGATTAGCTGGGACGCCTTCTGGGGGATTCTCGGTAGTCGTTGACGTATATATATCTATGTGATATAATCCAGCATAAGTGTTTAATTTTTATTAACGGGGGCGCCATGCGATCCAGCACCGAAATACAAGCCGACCTTGACGCGGCATACACTGCACGGCGCACGGCGCTTTCCGCGCAGTCCTACAGCCTGGACACCGGGCAGGGAAAGCAGCAGGTCCAGCGGGCAAATCTTTCCGAAATAAACAAAACGATCCGCGAGCTTGAAACCGAGCTCGAGGACGCGGTCAGTTCCGAATCCGGAAACAGCGGGATTCTCGCGCCGACATTCCGGAGGTACTGACGTGGAAATATTCGACCGGGTAAAGACCGCCTTTGCCGTCATGGCCGGGCAGCTTCGCGCGCCGAGCGCGTGGTCAAATCACCGATACGGCACGAAATCCGGGCACATTTTTGACGGCTCGAAGTTCCGCGGGGCCAATATTTACCCGTCGAAATGGGACTTTGACCATGAAGCCCTCCGGGACGCTTCCCGCATGGCGTACTGGGACAGCACGCAGGCGCGGGCGATCATCGGGCGTATGGTCGACAACGTAGTCGGCACCGGGCTGGCCCTCGAGTCAAGCCCCATCTGGTCGCTGATAGGAAAGCATGGAAAAACGGACGAGGAGCTTCACCAGCTGGCCCGGGATATCGAGCTTCGCTTCGACCTGTGGGCCTCGAGCCATGAGCCGGACGCCTCCGGGCGGATGACTCTGTACGAGCTGCAGGCATTCGAGTTCCTGAACCGGCTCCGCGACGGGGAAACCTTCAACGTTCTGCGGTACTCCGGGGACCCGACGCGCATGTCACCGCTCGCAATCCAGGCCCTGCTTCCCGAGCAGATCATGACGCCGTTCGACAAGCTGACTCTCGAGGCAACGAAAACCTCCGGCCGGCGGATCGAATCAGGCATAGAGCTGGACGAATACGGCCGCGAGCTGGCAATACACATTTACGACGAATATACAAGAACATCGAAGCGCATGCCGTTTTCCGGGGAAACCCGCCGGTTCGTGCTGCACCCGGTAAACGCCGATACGCTCGGCGCGGTCAGGGGCACTCCGTTGCTGGCCCCGCTTGTCCACGAGCTGCAAAAAATCACCGACTACACCGTCGCCGAGATCGAGGCGGCGGTTCTCAATGCCGTGCTTGCCGTTTGGATCAAGCCGGGCCCGGACGCGAAGGCGTCGCAGGCGCTGAACGGGATCCAGACGCGGAACGGGCAAAAGGCAGACCCGGCGGCACCATCCGGAACCGGAGCGAGCGAGTCTTCCTTCGACAAGCCCGGGCTTATCGTCCAGACCTTGAAGGCCGGCGAGGAGCTCGAGAGCTTCGACACGAAACGGCCGAACGCGAATTTCGGCGAGTTTGTCCGGCAGATCGAGCGCAGCCTGGCAGCCTCCGTGGGCGAGCCCGTTTCTATCCTGAACATGGAATTCACGAAATCCTACAGCGCGAGCCGGGCCGAGCTGCTGCTGTTTTGGTGCAAGGTAGAAATCGAGCGGGCAAAAACCGCGAGCCAGTTCCTCGGCCCGATATTCGAATCATGGTTCGTCGAAGAAGTGAAGGCCGGCCGAATCAAGGCGTCGAATTTCAACGATTCTCCGGTTATCCGGCGGGCATGGCTGGCTTGCAGCTGGAACGGCGACAAGTTGCCGAGCCTCGACCCGCTCAAGGAAGCGAACGCGGACGGCGTGCGCATCGAGCAGGGTACTACGACGCGCGAACGGGTCGCGATGGAAACGAACGGATCGGACGCGATGGAAAACATCCGCCGGCTGAAAATTGAAAACGAAATGCTCGCCGAAGCGAACGAGCCGCTTATGAAGGCGGCCGCGCCGGTCGCTGCGCCTGCTGCGGATCAGGCTGCTGACGAAGGCGACGAGGAAGAACAAAAAGACGACGGCGAGGAGAAGGCATGAAAGTAGAAATCGGCGTGCTCATCAGCATATTAGCGGCCCTGACGGTCGTGGCAACATTTTTTATAGCTCGCTTGAAGGACGCAGAGGAAAGGGGAGCCATGAAACAGCGCATCTCCGAACTTGAAAAGCGCGCCGACAAGACCGACGCAAAGATCGACCGGGTACTCGAGAAGCTGGACAAGATCGGCAAGGACCTGGCCGATTTACTATCTGACCATCGCCACATGACCGGGACCCGCAGCTGCGCGGCCGCCGACAAGGAGGGGGATTAAATGTCAATCAACTGGGAAATCGTGCTGGCCGCGGCGTTTGCCGCTATCGGCGTGCTCGAGTTTATCAAGGGCTTTTTCAAGACGGCTCCGGGGAAAGCGTGGCGCATCCTGCAGCCGGTTTTGTGCCTGGCATTCGCTGCCATTGCGCTGGTCGCTCCTCCGTGGATCATGACCGGCGTTCTCGCGCTCGCCCTGTCGCAGATCGGGTATGACGTGATCATCGCGACCGTGAAAAAGAAAATCGGGGGCGGGGTTTGAGCAAAAAATACGCTATGGAGCGTTCGTACCTCGAGCGCCTTCGCGCTGATCGCCGAGACCTCTTTAACTT